TCCCTTTTTTATTTTGTCAATGAATATTTGCATGTTTTTTTTGTTGTAAACATGTCCGAATAAATTCATCTCCGTCCAAACCTCAAATGGCACATTCATTTCCTTAGCCTTAAACTCTCCTGCTTTAACTTTAAGACCAACAGTAGGATCTTCTAACCATTTCTCGGGCTTAACTTCTACTAGTTTCTGTGATCCGTCTATGTATTCTATAAGTAAATCTATTAAATAAGAAGAGTTAATTTGCTTTTCTGGATTATAATATTCTGTTGATATGTGTTCTGTTTTATAAGTTCTAACACTATCATCCTCATCTAATTTAATAAAAGCTTTTTTCTCATATGAAGATCTAAAAAAAGCTCTACCAGCTTTTGGAGAATTATGCCAACCATTAACATGATGTAACCTTGGCTCGAATCCATTTTGGTATTGTTTTATTGTTGCTTTAGATATTTTTTCTCTATGTTCTTTTGTAAATCCACCGGTTTCAGATAGCATTTTTTTCCGACCAATCGATATGTTTTCGCAATGCTTTTCGGTAAATTCTTTGCCTAAATGAGACTCAGACATTTTTTGTTTAACATCGTCTGGCAGCTTTAAACCTTCATTCCATCCTCCCCCCAAACCAGGTATTAAATTGTTTTTTGTCTTTTCGGCCCACTCTGGATGCTCTTTTCGCCAATTCAATATTTTTTCAACATGATCTTTAGATAATTTTCTTCCTTTTAATTTTTTGCTAATTAATTCTTTTTGTTGTTTTGTTATAACCTTTCCTATTTGAGCACAGCTTTTACACGTTTGCACATATGGCTCTTTATTAGGTCCTTGATAACAACTTTTCTTCATTTGTCTGTTTCTGTCACCTTTATGATCTTCATGAGGGCAATATACAGATATAATTTCATTGGTTTGCCTGCTCTGACCAACTCGATTCATAGGATTATTATATTTCATAAAACAATCTCTACAAATAAACATTTTTCCATCATTTTTTAGAATATTTCTTTTTGCAGGTTGTTTTCCTATCCTAATTATTTCATCTTTTGGTTCATGTTGAGGGTAATCACAAGTTATTTCTATTTTATCAACATCTTTATAGTTTTTGTATTTTTCTTTAAATTCTAAAATATTCATTTTCATTTCCCTGAGATTATCCTATCAATAACTTAAAAGAGTGTCAACATAAAATTTTTTTTCTAGCCTTATAATTTAGTTCCCTCTTGCAATATTTTTTTACAATTATTAAATAAAAAACCCCCGGTCTTTCGACCGAGGGTTTGTTTTATATGTGATTTTTAGATTAAAAAATCAAATCACAAAATTTGCGATGGATAACCTTGCATAGAACTTGGCTCCCTCACGCAACAATTTTTTTCCGTACCTTGTTAGAATTCCCTTGCGTGGGCAGAAGGATTCTGGATCAAGGACCACTGGTGTCTGGGTGAGTGGTACGTATGGGCAGTAGAAATATCCGCTGTCCATGTAGCTGTCACCCTTATAGCCCATCAATATTTGATTGCTTGGGAATAGTGGGTCTTTGTAGAGTCTCCATCTGTTATTTACAGTACCGACGTATTGAACGCCTAGTGAGCTTGTAAAGGTTTCGCTTGGGGCTGGAGCGAAGCCGGCGGTTGCTGTCTCAAAAATCGAGGCAACTTCGGGGCTTGTTACTAGCCAGTTAGCACCACCACGTAATGTCTTACGATGAATTACGTTGCTGATTTCGACAACTTTAACATAGAGGCTTTCATACTTTTCCTTGATGGTATCACCGAGGGCGGTATTGAAATCCCATGCTGATACGGTACCAGCATTGTTACGAAGGTCGGTTAGAACTTCACGGTCGATTTCAAGGTTGATTTCTTGAGCTAGAACAGCGGTTAGCTCAGCTTCAGCATCGAGATTGTGCTGTGAGCGGAGGTCTTGCTGAGCTTCGTAGCTCCAGACGGCCTTTAGTTTACGAGTCTTTGCAGCAATTTCTTCTGATTCAATAACGAGATTGATTTCAGGAAGATCTTGATTGCATTCCATATTGTATTCATAGCTTAAAACAACATGGTTAGCACCAGGAGTGGAGTTATTCCATGTTAGTGATATTTCGCCATTTCCTAGATCGATTGAGCCAGCGGTTACATAAACGCCGGGTGAGCCGATTGCAGAGAATGTGAATGAACCAGCTGATGATACAACGAAGGTTTGAACAGCGGTTGAGCCATGATAGATGGTTCCTGTTACGGTTCCAGCTAGGATTGGTGTGTGTTCAACGCCATTGTATGTTACAGAAGCGGCGACACCTGGGTCGGTATTGCTTGTTTCGTTCTGAACGAACTGGCTGCTATAGAAAATATCAAGGTTAGCTGTTCCGTCTGCTAACTGCATGAGTGAATTGGAATCGTCGGCTGGGAATCCGGCTTTGGTGGCACCACGGGTTGCACCCTTGTTGCTGCCGTAGCGGAATCTTAAATAGTAGACGAGACCTGTTGGGCCTAGCAATGGCTGAACAGATACGATCTTGTTAGCAATTAGCTGGGGGTAGATACGACGAACGAGCGGAATGCTGATTCGTTTGAACTGAGCAACGTCACCGGTATCGGTGCTTGACTCATTTATTAATCTTTGATTTTCGAGTAGAACTGCTGTTGCAGAACGAGTGTAACGGTCTTTGATACCTTCGAGGAGACCTGTCTGCGCCCAGCGAGTTTCTAACTCTTTAGCTTCGTTTAAAAACTGTGAATTAGCGTTCATATTTTCCTTTTTACTGAGTTATTACTTATTGAGCTTGTTTTAATCCTGATAGGACCAAGAGTTGATCCATACTGGAGTTATTGGCTGGTGCGGCATATTCCGATATGACTTCACCATTATCTGTTTTTCCTCTCCCCGTTACATTCTTTGCTTTTTCAGTTCTTTCTTTCTGTTCATTAACAACAGCTTCTTTTTTGACTTCTGTTACTACTCTTTTGCTTTCTGTAATAACATCTTGAGCCTGTCGGACAGCTTCGTTAAGTTTTGTATTCTCTGTTGATAGTCTTATGTTACGGGCTTCTAGAATACGAACTTGGCCCTTCATATCTTCGATAGCTTTGACAGCTTCTTCAAGTTTGGCTGATTTAACGCTATTGAAATCGTCGTCAGAGAGGTAGCCTGATGCAATATCTACAATTTTATCAAGAGCTACTTTGTGCTCTACCATACGGGGATCATTGATGATCTCACGTTTAGCTTGCTCGTATATTTCTTGACCTTTGAATTGTAGGAACTGATCAACCTTATCAACAATATATTCTTTCATCTGTGCTAGCTTTTGGTCGTACTCTTCGTACATTTCTACCTCAAGCTTTTGGTTCTTTCCTTGTTCTTGCTTGAGCATTTGATATGCTTCTTCATAACCTTCTTCAAGAGCAGTTTTGTATTCTTCGCCTTGGAGTTCGAGACGGTTACGAAGATCAGCAATAATTGAATATGCTTCTGCGTAACCTGTTTCTGCTACTTTTTCGGCATCAGATACTTCTTTTGAAAGCTCGGCATAGGCCTCTTCAAGTTTTTGATTGAATTCAGCCTCTAGGTCTGCCTTGGCTTCATCTAACATTTGTGAAATTGCGGTCGAAACGTCATGTACTTCAGTTTCGGGCAAAAGTTTTTTTAATGCTTCTAAAATCTTTTCCATTAGCCTAACCTCGCTTTAATGTTACTAGTTTTTGATTCGATTATTCCACCCAAGCAAGCAATAAGTGCTTCTTTGTTAACTTTATGTATGCAGCTAGTTTCATTTTTTGATGAAAAATTACTGGAATTTTTTATTGTTTGTTCAGGTTCATAATTTTCTTTTTTGCCTACTACTTTCTCCTGGAAAGCAGAGTAGGTGCTAGGATCGGCTACGGCATCAAAAGTGATTAACTTATAGCTTTCGCCAATTACCAATATTCCATTCTCGTCATTTCTGCCGTTGCCTACGCCACGGCTACTAATTCCAATTCTCACACCATCATTGAGTAGACTTTTTAAAATTCTACCGTGAGGGGTATTAAGAATTTCGCCTTCTCCCATAAGGCTATTGCCTTCCCACCACAACTTGGTAATTACGTGGGAACATTTTTCAAAGTGAATTATACTATCCGCTGGATGGTCTAATTCACCAACTAATCCTCTTGCCTCGATGATTGTTTTTAATTTTTTAACATTTTCATCTAGAACAGGATAAGGATATTTTCTTTTGTTTTTATTAACTGCTTCTGCTTCTTGGAATTTACCTCTGAATCTTGTGAGGCCGCTATCGGCAGCCTCATTAAGACTCATAGTAAACCCAGAATTATTGCAGCAATCTACGAATAGTGTTTGTTTTTCCATGAAGTAACTCCTTTTCATTCATGGGACATTTTGTTATCGCCGCCCAAGCTTGGAGGGCAGTAAGGGTTCTTGAGGTTTGGCCAAGTATCACCCGATTGATTTTGACCTAACTCGTCACCATCATCGACAACCGATTTTTCCTTCATTTTGAATGAATCTGATGCTTTTAGAAGATAAGGATTATCTAGTGATGGCCATGTTTCTTCGCCACCAACGTTGCTCCATCCCATATTTTGCATTTCATCATCAAGATCACCGTTATAGCTCTTACCGTCGCTCACAGGGGCTGGGCCTTTCCAGTCTCCGCTATGAACTGAGGGGATAGCATCTGATTTTGCCCATTTACTTAGTATGGGGTGATCACCGACTACGGTATGATGGGGATTTGTTGTAACATCCCAATCGTTGGATGCTCCATCCACATTAGATTCTACAAAATAATTAAGAAAATCAGCAGCAGCTTCGGCAAGCTCAAGATTTGGAGCTGTTTCTTTATTTAGAACAGCTGCACAAGCTTCTAATAGCTTATCGGTTTCTACTACTGTTTCTTTGTCTTTATTTTCTACTGCTAGCTCATAAACTTCACGAAGAGCGTTGAAAAGATCTGCAAATACTCTTAGATCATTTTCTTCTGATTCATCAAGAATAGCATAGAAACTTTCAGCGACTTTCTTAAATTCGCTATAAGCATCTTCACATTCTTTGCATTCTGCAGTGATATCGCCTTCTGCTCCTGCTATTGTTCCAATCTTCTTAACACGACTTGAGTAGGCATTGTGAGCAGTCCTTAGAATTGCTTCTGCCATGAATGAGCATGTTTGATCATCATAATTTTTTACATTGGCTAATTCCAAAGCTTTTGAAATTTGTAATGCAAGTTCAGATTCGGTAACATAAAGAACATCGGGCCAACGGGTTACAATAGCTTCTAGAACTGATTCTAGTGAACCATTGTCAGATATGTTGTTATATCTCTTTAGATCAGCCATAGCTTTTGCAAAATTGCTATCTTCTTTAATATTTTTCATCTTGTTGCGAATAACTTTAACGTCGGTATTAAGAATATCATAATTTAATGATAAAACTTTTCCTTCATTTCTTTTGAGTGCTGTAGGAACTGATATTGCTGTTAGCAATCCATTTTCATCGGTCTTAACAAAAGACTCGCTTACTACATTGTTCATGTTTTTATGATTTAAATAACCATAAACGTTTTCACAAAGATTTGACCATTCTTTCATGTGAGATGGCTTAACTTTTCTGGCATAAACACGAGCACGGCTGCTGGTTGTGCCACCCATTCTTTTACGAGCAGCGGATCTTTGTCTGGCTAGTGATTTTTTCTGACTTGGGCTCATACGAGAAAGAGTTTTATTTCTTGAGCGTGTTCTCTTAGCTACTAACCACTTTGGCTGATGTTTGTGGAAAAGCTTTGAGTGCATTCCTGTTGGCTTTGATACTGTTACTTTGAAAGCAGATTCCGTAAGGGTTCTTTTTACACAAGGAATGTTAATGTATTGTTCAAATTTTTGACTGGCATCAACATCCTTGCCTTCGATAATATCATCAATCATGTTTGAAATTACTTCACGAGAGTGAGCTTTTTCAGTATTTTCATCAACAACTAATCTTTCAATGTTTTCTAGAATAACATTATCTTTGTTGATGGTATAAGTTGCATGTATATAAGTACCATCTGGTACCTCGTATGTTACTTCAGATTCGGTAAAATTGCGTAGTTCTAGGTTTTCTACACCTAATGCTTCAGCAAAAACTTCTTGAGCTTCAATTAATTCTCTTTCGGAATTTGCTAAAGATTGCTCTTCAAGTTTCTTGAAGGCTTCATAACTAATTAATGTTCTTTTCATAGGTCAATTGACTCCCTGTGTATTAGTTTTTCCTATCTTGCAATATTTACTCAGTAATAGAGTAAACTCAAAGTTTATATAGACAACAAACTTTAATTTTTAACTAAAAATATTTTGTAAGATATATAGATAGGTATGCATCAACCTTCAAAATTGGGAGAATAAATGGAAAAATTTAAAGATTATATAAAATTAAGAGAAGTTTCTGCTGTTTCTCTTGGAAAAGACATAACGGGTGGGGCTTCTAGCATAGGATTAGATTCTAGAACAGAAGGTGCTTTGCAAGCTGTTATGGAAGCATTTGAATTGTTACTTGATGCCAAACCAAACATGGTTATAAGCTGGCTAAAAAGGACTAGCACAGCAATTCCAGAAGTGTCTGAACAAATTAACAGAATATTAGCGCAACATGATTTTGATTCTTTACCCGACTTAAAGGGAGCAGTACGAAGAGCTGGTAGAAAATTGGGCAAAACTATTAGAAAAGGTTTAGGAGACGAAGGACACAATGATGTATTGTCTCCAAATGCTGCCGATTCTTTTAAAGGTGAAGCTTATCTAGTAGAGACCGCAGCAGTTTGTGCTCGTTGTGGCAAAGAAGGAAGAGCTTCATTGTTTGATATTAATGCTGGAAAAGCTAAGTGTCGTGGTTGTGGCGGATATATGAACAAAGTTGAAAAAGCTCCTAAGACGAAAAAAGAAAATACTCCAGTTGTTGGATGAAATGGAATTTAAAGAATTTTTATTTAATGAATGTGTAGTAGCCGCTGTAAGGCTAAAAAATGATATTATTTTGGCTAAAAACCGAGATCGTGGATATGTTGCCAAAATAGAAGTTTTTCATGAATTAATTGATGGAACAGAAGTTGTATACTGGAAAGATGTGGATACCGACTGGAGCGAAGGAATGAATGAGTATGGTATAGGAATAATAAATAGTAGTTTATTGGTTAAACAAGATGAAAAAGAAGGAAAAAGAGTTTTAAACGGAGCCAGAAAACCTGATCTTACTGAAAAAAAGGTTGCTGCTACTGATGGTAAAAAGATCAGAAAAGCCTTGTCCTACACAAATATTAAAGATGCTCTAGATAGTATTTCAGGAAAGAAAAGAAATGGGATAAATGATGGACTGAAAGGCCAAACTTTAATAAGCAACGGCAAAGAAGTTTATGTTCTTGAGATGACATCAAAGCACGATGGAATACTCAATAAAGTAAAAGAGGATATTATTGTAAGAACAAACCATGGAATTTATCATAAAAAAGTTGGTTACACCCATGGAAGAAAAAAGGAATCTTCTCACAGTAGAATGCAATTGGCACAAAAAAATCTGCAAAAAGCTGAGACCCCTCAAGATGTTTTAGATCTTTTAAAAAGAAAATATGTATCTGATCCATTCTTGAATCCTTATAGAACAACTAGTCCTTGGACTATGCATACAACAGGACAAATAATGCTAGACTTAAAAAAGCTTCAGGTCACAATAAGAATGGATAAAGATGAAGGAATTTTTAAAGGAATTGTAAATAAACTACCTAAGCATTATAATGCTAAAATCAAGATTAAAATAGAACACTAACTATGAATTTCAAAAAATGGTTATTAGAAAATGTTGCTCAAGAAGAATTTGGAACAGAAAACCATTCTGGCAAAAAAGAAATTGTTGTGCTTGTAGGTCCACCTGCTGTGGGCAAAAGTACATATATTAAAAATAAATTTCCTAAAGATAGTGTTTATTTGGTAAATAGAGATGATATTGTAGATGAAGTTTCTAGTTCTATGGGAATGACCTATGATAACATGTTTGAAACTCCGCCTGATGATGCTATTGTGGGAAAAATCATATCAGGAAAAGAAAAGTTTGGAGTTGTGTTGGATGCTCCTGTTTGGATGAAGTGGGCAAAAAAAGTTTATAGTAATGTTCAAGAAGCAAATAATTTAATCAATAAAAAATTAGAAGAAAATTTTAGAAACGCTGTTAATTCTGGGAAGCATGTTGTTGTGGATATGACCAACATGACAGTGGGAGCAAGAAAGTCCGCATTAAAATATGCAGAAGGAAAAGATTTCTTTAAACGAGCTGTGGTTTTTACACTACAAGATTCTAATCTGCCGGAATTAATTAAAAGAATGAAGAGTAGAAGCGAACTTATAAAAGCTCAAGGAGGTTCTAAGACCATAGGAGAAAATGTTATATCAAGAATGATAAAAAGCTTTCAGCAAGTAAGTCCCGATGAAGGCTTTGATCGAGTTGATACTGTTAATACTTTTGAAGTTTAAATATTATTGTTCAAATTTAAGAATTAAACCAATATTTGTTTGCTTTTTTTAGAATTTCTTCATCAAGAATAAAACCACACTTATCTCCAACAATGCAATCGGCCAAGCAGTGTGGACAAATACAAGTTTCATTATTGTCTGTGTATTCTTTTATTTCTTTAGGGTCAAATATTTTACAGCAATGATAACATCCGACAGAAGAACAAGCGTCTATAAGCCTTTTGTTCTTCATAGATATTTTAGGAAATAAGTTAATCATCCTTCACCAACGCTATAGTCTATATCTTCAAAGTCTTGTTCAGATTCGTATCCTTGTACTTCAAGATCGTATTTTTTCAAATCCTCTTCTGTTGGCTCTTCAAGATTTGTAGGCTCTGGAGTCTGTTTTCCAGGCTCTTCTTGTGGCTGTTGCTGTTCATCACCTGATGGCTGTTGTCCTTCTTCTTCAGGCTTCTGTTCTCCACTTTCTGGGGGTTGTTGATCTTCTGGTGGCTGTTCTTCGCCCTCTGGCCCTGGCATTGCTGTTGGACCACCTGCTGTTGTTCCTAATTCTGGTTCATTTTTTTCTTGTCCTGGGATTCCTACTCCTAAAAGTTGTGGGTTTTGAGCTAAAACTTGTAACTTAAGATCCTCAAGTTTTTGTAGTTTTAATCTGGCAAGCATTTCTTCTGTTTCATCTTCTCCATATTTTAATATCTTGCTCATTATATCATAATCAGACATTAAATTGGCACTCTTTAAGCTTCCTGCGTTGGCATATCTAGCGGTCACAACTTCCGTTCTAGACAATTCTCGCCAATCACTTGGAGGAGTCATTTTAATTTTTAAATCCTGATATGATTTTTCTGGGTAACCTCTTAAATTTAAGTGCCTTTCTGCCAATTCAAGTAAACCATCTTCAAAATTACTCTGAAGTCTTTCTATCATTCGGGCAAATTTAATATCTTGAGCAGATAAAGATATTCTGGTCGCATTAACATCTTCATTATTAAAATAATTCTTTGGAAAATTAAGAGATATAAATAGTTTATTTCTAAAATAGATAGCATCATCTATTTCACCTAAGTTTTCTGCTCCTGGTAAGGTTTCAATTCTTGTATTACTATTTGGTCTTGTTGGCAACCAATAATCTTCGTCTTGTGCTGGTGGTTGCCATCTTTCTTCTACAGCATTTGCTCCTGGTGTACTTCCTTTGTTACTAGCTATTTTTCTTTTTCTAAATTGATCTTTAACACGATCAAGGAAAGCTTCTGCTTTAAATGGAGGAAGTTGTCCAACATCAATGTAGAATACTCTACGCTCAGGTGCGCGCGTATTGTGAACTGGTGTGCAGTTAGCTATAAAATTATGTATTTCATTATCGACTGTAATATCAAAAACTTCTTCTTGACCAGCATGTTCTAAGGATATAATCTTTTCATATTTTGGAAGTTCTCTATTAGAGATTGTAACGGACCAACATTCTGTTGGCGGCATTTTTCTGCCTTTTTCTATTTCGTGTCCACCTTTTCTAATTCTATGAACTAATTTGCCAGAGCATAATCCAATTGATGCCCATACTTCTTTTATATCTTCAATTAGTTTTTTATTACATAATTCTATTGTTGAGAACCAAGTTCCGGCTTTGGTATATCTTTCGCATCCATCAGCATTTGAAATACCTTCTACAAATGCTCTTCTTATATTTTTAGGTGCTGTGTGAACCCAGTCTGGAATTCTTTTGTTTTTAGTTCCTGGTTTATAGCCCATTGATATTAGAGTTCGGCAAGCCAACTGTGAATCAACAACGTAATTTCCTTGTGTGTTTTTATCTTTTTCAAATCTGCATTTCCCAAAATACTGTTTTAATAAGCGACAATAATATAAGTTTTGTCTTTCATCTGTTCCACCTGCAAAACTTAATTGATTTTCACAGCCGGCATGTCCTGTTCTGATGTGTCCATCTCCCAATAAAAATCCAAATACTCTTGCAAAATCTTCATCAACAAATTTTGGTAGTTTACCCCTATTTTCTTTTACTTGATTTTTATTTCTCGGTATCATTTCTTGATAATCTAGATCAAAATTTTCACAAACTACTTTTGCCTGTTCTATTGGCAGCCAGGCGTTTTCTTTTGTTAAAAATTCTTTTAATTTAGCTGGGTTGACATTTATTACAGATAATATTCTTTCATTTATTTTATTTCTTTGTTCTAAATTTAATTTTGCCCACTTCTTAGATTCTATCACTGGTATTTCCACCTGTTTTTCTTCGTCTCTAGTAACATTAATAAGTTTATCTTTTCCAACTATTAAATCTTGAATATCAACATATTGAACTATTCCTTCCCTATTAACCAACAAGGGATGTGTTGCCGTTCCTGTGATCTGTACATGCTTGCTACTGACCTTATAAACATCTTTTACTCCATTGTTCATAAAGTTGATTATATTGGCTTTTAGGGTCTCTCCTTTTTGATTATAGGAATACACAATATCGCCCTTATTTAGATCTCTAATGTACTTATATCCGTTTAAAGTCCTTATTCTAGTGTCGCCTACCAAGCAAAGCCTATAAATTACCATTGCATCTTCAAGAAGCCTTAGATTGTGTGCTGGGCCTCTTGCTGGCTCGATTAGTGACTGTCCGTATGGATAAAATGTTTTTCTATCGTCTCCGATTTTAAAATGTATTATCTGGTTGGTAGCAAATCTTATTGCTGTGGTATTGTTTAATTCATTTGATTCTACATCTTCTACTGGACATCTAATTATTGCTTGATAATCTGGTCCTTCTTTTGATTGTTGGTATTCTAAAGTTTTACCCTTAACAGTTTCTATTCTATACATTGTTTCGGGTGGTAATGGAACTGTTTTGTAAATACCTTCTTTTGGGCTATCTGGATTTATAATTATCTCAAGAAATAAATCTCCAAATATGCAAAGACTTTTAAACAGTCCCCAAGCATTTCGATTCATGTTGAGCATTTTTCTATGCAGCAATAAAAACTCTATTTCTTGTTTTACTTCTTCGTTCTGTGCTATTACCTTTAATACATGTCCGGTTTCATCTTTTTGGCAATTGTGAACTATTAAACTATCAGTAGCAAAGCATTGATGTTTCTCTACTGAAAGATCATAGACTGGTTGTTTATTTTCATTTTTATGAATTCCTATTATTCTTCTGCGATCTTCAAACTTGTATAAAAATTTTGTTTCTTTATGAGAGAATCCTTGATCGTGTATCCATTTTTCAATTGTTATCCACTCATGCTTCATTAATTTTTCTATTTTTCTTACAGAAATTCCTGCTCCTATCATTTTCATCGCACGATTAACGGCTTCTTGTTTTTCATCAATTTTGCCTGATTTCCATTCATCTACTATTTGTCTTTCGTGTGTCCATCCTTTATTGAATGTAAATATTCTAGGAAATTGTTTCTGTCTAATTTTAGTATGTTTATAGCTTGCGGGTCTTCTATAGAAGGGCATTAGCTCTTCGCCATTTTGTAGATTTCCTGCTTCAACCCATGTTCCATCTCTTTTTAAAACTCTATGGTCTGTTGTGCAGGTGAGTGTTGATCCGTTATCTAAAATTATTGTTATGGTTTCAGCATCTTTTACATATCTTGGTACGAAGGCCCATCCTAGGGTATAGTCTTTCTTTTCAAAGTCATAGCAATAAACTAAAAATCTTTCTTCTCCTTTATTTTCTGCCAAGTCTTTAATACTTATAAGTCCAAATGGGGTTGCTACTTTTGTATCTCCTGTTACGCAGGCCTCGTCAGAAAATACTGTCATGGCCATTTCTATTTCAGGAACGTTTCTTAGTCTTTCATATTCTTTATATCTCATAGCCCTATTTGTTAGGGTTGTGGTATCGATCATATCCGTTGTTTGGCGGAAATTTGCCATACCGGCGTTTGGGCCAGCACCGGTAAAATCAACGCCGATAGCTTCAGGTTGTGCTACACCTGCACCTTGGAATTGTCTAGAGTCTCTTTGCTTTGAAAGAGGGTCTTGTTCTCCTGCATAGGTGAAAAGTTTAAAAAGATCGCTCCACAATGGCAT